GAGATAGAATTGAACCATTAAACATTGGAGCAAACACTCCATTAGGTTTAAACATGGAAGAGCAAAGAAGAAACTCAATTAGAAATGCTTTCTATGTAAATCAATTAATGATGCAGAGTGGTCCACAAATGACAGCAACAGAAGTTATACAAAGGAACGAAGAGAAGATGAGATTGCTTGGTCCAGTTTTGGGTAGACTTCAATCTGAATTATTAAAACCATTGATCGATAGAGCATTCGCATTAATCCTTAGAAAAAATTTATTTAGACCAGCTCCAGAATTTTTAGCAGGTCAAGATATAGAAATAGAATATGTATCACCATTAGCGAAAGCACAAAAGTCTACAGAGTTATCTTCTATCATGAGAGCAATAGAAATCTTAGGTAGCTTATCAAATGTTGCTCCAGTATTTGATCATATCAATATGGATAAACTTGTTAGACACTTGGCAGACATTGTTGGTGTTCCACAAAAAATATTAAAACCACAATCTGAACTAAACGCTGAAAGACAACAAGCAGCACAACAACAAGAACAAATGCAACAGATGCAACAAGTACAACAACTAGCAGAAGCAGGGGGAAAAGTAGCACCATTAGCAAAAGCATTACCAGAAGAAGCACAGGCTTTGGCAAACGCTGATGTTGAATAATTTATGGAATCAAATAAACAGCTAGAGAATCTAGTAAAAAAACTTAGAGAAAATTATCAATATATTTTTAATACAGACGAAGGCAAAGAGGTTTTGTCTGACTTAGAAAAAAGATGTCATTATCATTCTACCACCAATGTAAAAGGTGATAGCCATGAAAGTGCATACATGGAAGGTCAACGCAGCGTACTTCTATTTATAAAACAAATGCTGCAAAAGGAGAACAAGAATGTCAAGTGAACAGATAACACAAACTGATGTGCCTGTAGAAGAGACAACAACTACTACAGACACTCCTCAACAAACAGAACAAACAATTAGTTCTACAACAACAGAACAACCAACTGTTGCTAAGTCTTGGAAAGAAACAATCTCAGAAGAGTTTAGAAACGATCCAAACATTTCTAAATTTACAGAAATAGATGCGTTAGCTAAAAGTTATATCAACGCAACTAGAATGATTGGTCAAGACAAAGTTGCAGTACCAAATGAAAACTCAACAGATGATCAATGGCAAGAAGTTTATGGAAAACTTGGTAGACCAGAATCACCAGATAAATATAAACTAGAAGTTAAATCAGATGCTGTTCCATTAGATGATGGTGCAATTAAATCTTTTGCAGAGAATGCTCACAAGCTAGGTTTAAATAATAAACAGGCTCAAGGTATATTAGAGTATTACAAAAACTCTATGGAAGGTTCTGCACAACAAGCAAGAATAGATACTGAAACTGCACAAGCAAATGCAGAAGCCGAACTTCGTAAGGAGTGGGGTGGTAACTATGATGCTAATATTAAAAAAGCTGGATCAGTTGCTAAAGCAAATATGAATCCACAAATCTTAGATATGGAACTAAAAGATGGTACACGATTAGGAGATCATCCAGAAGTTATCAAAGGTTTTGCAAACATTGCAAACATCTTATCTGAAGATAAATTGGTTGGTACTGAAAGCGAAAGCGTTGACAGAGGTACAGACTATGAAGCTGAGATTAGTAAAATTGTTAATGATCGAGATGGTCCGTATTGGAATAAAGCACATCCAGATCATGACAAAGTAGTTCAACAAGTATTTACTTTGAGAACAATGCAAAATGGATAAAGAAGAATTAAGATTAGAAATACTTCGTATTGTAGTGGAGAGTGGATCAGAGAATCAAAAATCTAATCCCTTGCCAATCTGCGAAGAATATTATAAATGGGTTTCTAAGGCGAATGAAAGTTCGCCTAAGAAAAGTAAGACAATTCGTAAGAACCTTACTGACAACAAGGAATAGACTTGTAGTCTAAAAGACTTTAAATCCAAGAGAAGCCAGAATTTCTGATAACGTCTCTGTTTTGTTTTAACATTAACTTAACATTTAAGGAGACATAATATGTCAACTGAAATAACAAAAGCATTTGTAGAACAATACAGTTCAAACATACAAATGTTATCACAACAAAAAGGTTCTCTTCTTAGAGATAAAGTAAGATTAGAATCTGTTACTGGTAAGAACGCATTCTTCGATCAAATCGGAAGCGTTACTGCTACAGTAAGATCAACTAGACACTCTGACACTCCACAAGCAGATACTCCTCACTCAAGAAGAAGAGTTTCACTTGTTGACTATGAGTTCGCAGACTTAGTTGATGATCTAGATAAAGTAAGAATGTTAGTAGATCCTACTTCTAGCTATGCACAAGCTGCTGCTTATGCAATGGGTAGAGCAATGGATGATGCTATCTTAACTGCTGCAATCGGTTCATCTGATACAGGTGTTGCTGGGGGTACTGCAGTAGCTTTACCTGCAGGTCAAAAGATTGTTGAATCTGGAACTGCTGGTTTAACTGTTGCTAAATTAAGAGAAGCAAAAGAAATCATCGATCTTGCTGACGTTGATCCTTCACTAAAAAGATACATCGTAGTATCTCCAAAACAGATCTCTGATCTATTAGGAACTACTGAAGTAACTTCAAGTGATTTCAACACAGTAAAAGCGTTAGCTGCTGGAGATGTTAATACATTCCTTGGCTTTGATTTCTGTGTGTCTAACAGACTAGCAATCGCTTCAAGCAAAAGAAAATGTATCGCCTTCGTACAAGATGGTGTTGCATTAGCTGTTGGAAAAGATTCAACTGCTAGAATCGATGAAAGAGCTGATAAAGGCTACGCAACTCAAGTTTACTATTCTGCTGCATTCGGTGCAACTAGAATGGAAGAAGCTAAAGTTGTAGAAGTTCAAGCTCACGAAGCGTAATAAGTAGAATTTTAGGGGGTGAAAGCGAGAGTGGAAACCCCCTAAAGTGCATGAAGAAAATACAAGAATTAAAACCTGTACTACATTTTAAAAAAGATAATTATGTTTATCGTTATGTATTGGTAGACAGGTTTAAGAACACAAGTAAAGTGCATCATGGTTTTGATGCAAAACTTGAAAGAACTGAGCATGAAATTTGGGGATTAGAAAAAGATAGACAGATAAGGCGAAAGTATATATTAAGGAAGTAGTATGGCATCAGTAGTAGACATTTGTAATGGAGCATTAAATCAACTTGGTGCATCAACAATCTTAACACTTACAGAAGATTCAAAAAACGCAAGACTTTGCAACGCAAGATACACACAAGTTAGAGATAGTTTATTTAGATCTCATCCCTGGAATTGTTTAATTAAAAGAGTTGAACTTGCAAAAGATACAGAAACTCCATCATGGGGTTTTAGTTATCAGTTTACTTTACCTGCAGATTGCTTGAGAGTTCTTACAATTTTAAATTATGATTATGATTACAAAGTAGAAGGTAGAAAGATTGTAGCAAATCATGGAACAGTTAAGATACAATATGTAGCAAGAATTACAGATCCTAATCAATATGATGAATTATTAAGAGAAACAATTTCTGCTGCATTGGCTGCTGACATTGCATACGCAGTAACATCATCTAATCCTGTTGCTTCTAATATGTACAATTTGTTTCAAGACAAATTAAAAGAAGCTAGATTTGTAGATGCTACTGAAGGCTACAATACTAATCCAGATAATGGTCAAGCAGATGTAATGGGAGCCTCTACATTTATAAACTCAAGGTACTAACCTATGGCTAGAGTTGCTGTTCAATTAACGAACTTTACAGGTGGTGAATTATCTCCAAGACTAGATGGAAGAAATGATTTACAAAAATATCCTACAGGATGTAAGACTTTAGAAAACATGATTGTGTTTCCTCATGGAAGTGCAGCAAGAAGAAGTGGTACACAGTTTGTAGCAGAAGTAAAAGATTCTACAAAAGAAACAAGATTAATTCCTTTTGAGTTTAGTACAACACAAACTTACATACTTGAGTTTGGTAATCAGTACATAAGATTTTATAAAGATGATGGTCAAATATTATCTAGTGGTTCAGCTTATGAAATATCATCACCTTATTTAGAAGCAGAACTATTTGATATTAAGTTCGCACAATCTGCTGATGTTATGTACATTTGTCATCCTAATCATGCTGCTAGAAAACTTGCTAGAACAGGTCATACCTCTTGGAGTTTAACAGAAGTTGATTTTACTGATGGACCATATATGGATGACAATATTACATCAACAACATTTACAATGTCGGCACATACTGTAGGTAACAATAGAACTTTAACTGCTTCATCAACAACAGGAATTAATAGTAATACAGGTTTTCAAACAACAGACATTGGAAGGTTGGTTAGATTTAGAAGTGGTTATGGAAGGATAACTGCAAGAACATCTACAACTGTTGTTAAGGTTAAAATATTAGAAGATATGGGTTCTAGTTCTCATTCAACTGATTGGTCATTAGGTTCATTCTCAGATACTACAGGTCATCCTTCTTGCGTAACCTTCTTTGAACAAAGACTTGTTTTTGCTGCAACATTATCTCAACCACAAACAATATTTTTCTCAAAGTCTGGTGATTACGAAAACATGGATGAGAATAGAGGTGGTACTATAGCAGATGATGATGCTATTATTTATACGATTGCTTCTAACCAGGTAAACGCAATTCGTTTTATGACAGCAACAAGAACTTTAATTATTGGTACTGCAGGTGGTGAGTTTGCAGTTAGTGGGGGTGGAACTGATAATGCGATTACACCTACAAACATATTAATTAAAAAACAATCTAACAATGGAGCTGCAAATGTAGATGCTTTAGCTGTTGGTAACGCAACTATATTTTTACAAAGAGCAAAAAGAAAACTAAGAGAACTAGCATACAACTTTGATGTAGATGGTTATGTTGCTCCAGACTTAACTATCCTTGCTGAACACATTTCTGAAACTGGATTTAAACAACTATCGTATCAACAAGAACCTAATCAAATTATTTGGTGTTCAAGAAATGATGGTCAGTTAGTTGGTTTAACTTATCAGAGAGAACAACAAGTAGTTGCTTTTCACAGACATATATTTGGTGGAGCATTTGGAAGTGGTAATGCAGTTTGTGAAAGTGTTGCAACAATTCCAACAGATGATTCTGAATATCAAACATGGGTAATTGTTAAAAGAACAATCAATGGTGCAACAAAAAGATATGTAGAATTTATTCATCAATATGATTTTGATGAAACAGATGATACATCATTTAATTTTTTAGATTCACAATTATCTTATAGTGGATCACCTGTAACAACATTATCTGGTTTATCACACCTTGAAGGTCAAACTGTATCGATCTTAGCAGATGGTGCAACGCATCCAAACAAGGTTGTAAGTTCTGGAGAGATCACATTAGATAGATCTGCAAGTAAAGTTAAAATTGGATTAAGCTATACATCTTTATTACAAACAATGAGAATAGATGCTGGTGCGCAGAATGGTACATCACAAAGTAAAACTAAAAGAATCTATGAGATTACTGCTAGACTTTACGAAAGCATTGGTGTGGAGATTGGTCCAGATCTAGATAACATGGAACGAATACCATTTAGATCTTCAGCTAACGCAATGGATAGTGGTATCAATGTATTTACAGGAGATAAAGAAATAGAGTTTAGAGGAAACTATGAGACAGATGGTTTTATATTTGTAAGACAAAACCAACCTTTACCTTTGACGATACTATCTTTATATCCTAAACTTCAAACTAACGATGGATAGAATATTAAATATAGTATCATATAAAGGAGAACATGGAGCATACATTATGAAGCAACAGATGAATCATACATTGATGGATAAGGATATGGAGTTTGATGGTAACGCAAAGAACCTAGAACAAGATAACTTAGCATTTACAGGTATGATTGATGGTAAACCTATCTTTGCTGCAGGTATGAAAATTATTTGGAATGGTGTTGCAGAAGGTTGGGTGTTAGCTACTAAAGATGCTTTAGATCATCCTTTGCTAGTCGCAAGAGCAATCAGAAAAGATTTTGCAAGGATTGCTAAAGAAAATAATATCAATCGAGTTCAAACTGCTGTAAGAGCAAACTATACAACTGGTTTAAAATTTGCTAAATGGTTAGGTTTAGAGGAAGAAGGATTAATGAAAAAATTTGGCTTTGATGGTTCAGATCAATATATGTATGCGAGGTTATTCTAATGGGTTGGACTACTGCTTTAGTTGCTGCTTCATCTGCAATAAAAATAAAATCTCAAGGTGAAATTGGTAAATTTAATCAATCTGTAAACAATCGTAATGCTCAAGTTTTAGAAAATGAAGCTGAAGCTATAGAAAAAAAAACAGAATTTGATTTAAAACAGTTTGATAAAGAATTTGTAAAAATAAGAGGAACAACAGTAGTTAATACTTTAAAATCTGGTGTTCAATATAGTGGATCTGCATTACGAATTGCTAGACAAAATGAAAGAGAAAAAGTTCTACAAGAAAATTTAATTAAATATAATGCTAAAATGAATATAGCTAAAAAAAATGAACAAGCTAACTTTGCAAGAATAAAAGGTCAAATGGCAAGACAATCAGCTAGATTTGCTCAAATATCTACTGCTGCTTCTGCAGGAACATCGTTATTAACAATGATGAAAGGAACGACAGTATAATGCCTAAACTTCCAGTATTTACAGCTAAAGGAACAATAACAACCGAGACAGGTTCTGCTCAAACAAATATTCAAATGGGTTTAGATCAAAACTTAGCTAGTGCATTAGATCCTATTACTAAAAAATTAACTGAATATAAAATTAAAGAAAAAAATGCTGAAAACAAAACTGAAGCATTAGAATTAGAAAACAATGCTGTAGTTGAATTAAATGGTTATGTGCAAGAAGCATCTAATATGAAAGATAGCGAAAAAGCAAATAATTTTTTAATGGAAAAAAGTAAATTAGTTAGAACTAAATTTGAATCTCAAGCATCAAACTCAAATGTAAAAACAATTTTTGCAAACAACTATTTAATGGAAGAACAAAAAAAAATCTATTCAGTAGATAATGCTGTTCATAAAAATTTAGTAAATTCAAGAGCATTATTATCTGCAGCAAAAGAAGAAAGAGTTATAACTGATGCTTTATATCCTGCAAGTGGAGATAATTCTATGGCATTAGCTACACTTAAAGCAGACTTAACATCTATATATCAAAGTGATTTTGAAGATGGTATGATTAGTATTACAGAATACGAATCTAAAGTTGCAGACATACCAAATAAGATAGATTACTTCAGAGCAAAAAAAGATTCTGTTGATGATCCTGTTGGAACATTTCATAAATTAATGACAGGAGAGTATGATAACTTAACTCTTAAAACTAGAGAAGCATTATTAAAAGAAACTAAATTAGAAGCTGCTCCAATACTAAAAGAAAATATTAATAACTACATAAAAGCATTAGAAAATAAAGAAACTATATATATAAATGAAGAAGCAATTAAATCTGTTTTTGGAACAAAAGCATATACTGATTTTAAAGAAACACAAAATAATACAATAAAACTTTCAACAGTTAAATCTGCAATATTTAATTCTAAAGCTGGTGAAGAAAATGCTATACTAGATTCTTGGAATTTAAGTTCTGGAAATTATGCTCAAGATTTAGAATATAAAGAAAAAGCAAGAAGTTTTATATCTCAAAAAAATAAACTTATTCAAGAAGATGCTGCATCATTAATACTTCAATACGATCCAACTGTTAGACAGTTATATGAAAATTATCAATCTGAACCAGAAGGATCTGAATCTAAAGATAGATTATTTAAAAAATATGTTAATGCAGTAGTTCAATCTCAAGAAGACATGGGTATTGATCAATCGCTTGTTAAAGTAGTACCTAATGATTTTGCTAAAAAACTTGTAATGGATTATGAAAGTAAATCTCCATTAGAAAAAATTGGTTATCTTCAAGGATTAGAAAATCAATATGGAGAACAGTATGGTAGAGTTTTAATGCAACTATCTGAAAATGGTTTACCTACTACTGCTAAACTTGTTTCTTATATGGGTGATGAAAAATTTGCTATTCAAGCAATGAGTGTCGATACTCAAGAAGAAAGAGACAATTTAGATAATTTTTTAAAAAATAAAGATCTTGACAAAACATCAATAGAAAGAAATGTTTTTGATAAAATGAAAGAATTAAGAAATGTAGTTATGTATGGAAATAAAATGAACACTACAAAAGCAAATCAAGAAATGAACGATATTCAAGAAACAATAACTTATATTGCTATAAATAAAATGTCATCTGGAACAAAAGAAAAAGATGCTATCGAAGAAGCTACCAATGAAGTAATGAAGAACTTTAAATTTGCAGGTGGTGAATCTATGTTAGGTGGTGATAATACTTACTTTATTCCAAAAAGATATAACAATGAAAGTTTAGATGATGGTCAAATGAGATTAATAGAAGCAAAAGCAAAAGCTATTAAGGAAAATCATTTGGAAGATTTTGATATGTTTACTTTTCAATCTGAAAATCCAAAAATAGATGATCAAGAATTAAACGAAGAAATGTTAGAACAAGCAAAAGAAAATGGTGTTTGGGTTAATAGTGCAGACGGATCTGGAATTGTTTTTGCTATACCTTTTCCAAATGGAGAATTAGCTTTAGTAGAAAATAAAAAAGGCGAATTATTAAAAATAAATTTTGATGATGGTTCTCATATATTACCTACTACAAATATTAGAATAAAATTACAAATTTACGAAGATAAAGATACCTCAACAAGTAACGCAGCTGGATAATGGCAAATATAGGATTCGGTTTAGAAGTAAATAAATATGCAAAGCAAACAGGATTTGATCAATTTCAAACTGATCTTACAGATGTACTTGTAGAGACAGCAAAAGATGCTTGGAAATATAACCCGGTATCTTCTGCTTTACGATTATATGAGTTAGAGCAAAGTAGAGATGTTGATGAACCTTTAATACCATTTCAAGAATTAAATAAAAAATATAAAGGAACTGGAATTTTTTTTGAACAAGATGAAAAAGAATCTACTGCAGAAATTTTAGCAGAAAGAAAAAAAGAAGAAAGATATAGACAAAGTATTATTCAGCGTGGACCAACAGGATTTGTGGCAGGTACTGCAAAATTTGGTACAGCTATGGTTGCAAGTGTGGCAGATCCTATTAACTTTGCTATGATGTTTATTCCTGTTGTTGGTCAAGCAAGATTTGCAAGTTTAGTTGCTAAATATGGATTTACAAAAGCTAGAATGATGAGAGGTGCAATGGAAGGTTTTACAGGTATAGCTGCTGTTGAACCATTAGTTTATGGTGCTGCAACTGCTGAACAATCTGATTATGGATTAGTGGATAGTTTTATGGCAGTATCTTTTGGTACTGTTCTTGGGGGTGGTCTACACATAGGTGCAGGTAAATTAAAAGATTTAAATACTCGTAGAAAATTTAATAAAAGAATTAGACAAACTAGAAAAGAATTAGCATCTAAATCAGATGAGGATCCTGCGTTTAATTTATACAAAGAATATTATCCAGAAAATTCTAGAATAATGAAAGAACTTGCCGAGACAGATCCAGAAACTAGACAATTGTTACTTTCAAAAGCAATGGCAGACATAGTAGAAGAAGTTCCTGTTAATGTAAAAGATTATGCTGATTTAAATCCTAGACTAAGACACGCACAAATAGATGAAAATATAGTAGAAAAAGCTAGAAAAAAAGTAAATGAAGAAAGCGTAGAAGTTAATAGACAGTTAAAAGAAATTCAAAATAAAATTAATATGTTAGAAAATTATTTTGATCCAAAAAGAAAAATATCAAATGTTAAATATATTCCAGAATTAAAAAAATTAAAAAAAGTAAAATCTAAGTTATTAAAAAAAGAAAAAGAATTAGTAGAACAATTTACTAATAGAAGTAAACTAATTGATGAAAGAATCACAAATAAACCACAAGAAATTACTTCAAGAGTTCAAACAAAACCTAGAAATGTTCAAGAAGATAGTATTGTAAAAGCATATGATAAAGATAAAGCACAAGCATCTTTAGAATCTAGAAACTTAGATGAAGAACTTAGAATTGCTGAAAATAATTTAACAAACAAAATAGAATCTAACAATAAATTAAAATTACAAACTAACGAAGATACAAGAGTTTCTGTAAAAGCATTAGAGGATATAAAAACTAAATCAGATGATTATGAAAGTGCAATTATGGAAGGAATTAATTGTAGGATTGGTAAATAATTATGGCAGATAAATGTTTAATAAGAATACAAGATGCGTTAACTAAAAAAGGTTTTGATAAAGATGATGCAGCAGGTATTCTTAAATCTATTAAAAAAGCAGAAAGTGATGCAAAATTAAAAGAAGCAGATGATCAAGTTAATGCTGCTACTGCTAAACAAATTTTAGATAAACAAAAAATACAAAAAAAATTAAATAAACTAAACGCAATAGAAGATGAAATAAAAGTTAGAGATTGGGTTGAATGGAACTTAACTAATTTTAAAGATAATCCAAAAGAAGGTTTAACTGCAATACTTGTTGGTAGTAACTGGGAAAGAATGGGTGCAAGAGATTCAGTTGCTGCAGCTCAAGATGCTTATTATAAAAACTTAGTTGTGTCATTTAATGCTAAATTAAAAGAAGCAGGTGTAGATGATTTATTTGCTAAAGCTAACGATGATATTGAAAGAAAAATTTCTAGAGTTATTTGGGAACTTGGAGAAGGTAAAGCTATTACAGAAAAAAATGCTGACATTGTTAAACTTGCTAAAGTTATTGAAGATTTTTCAGAGACAGTAAGAAAAAAATATAACAACTATGGAGCCAATATAGAAAAACTTCCGGGTTGGATTATTAGACAAAGTTCAGATCCCTTCCAATTAAGAAATGCTTTAAATACTATTAATGTAAAAAATAATGTAAAATCAAAAATAACTAATGGTAGTGCAGAAGTAAATATACAAGCATGGAAAGATTACATTTTACCTAAATTAGATCATAAGAGAACTTTTTTTGAAACTGACAATACTCCAGAAGATATAGATAGATTTTTAACTAGAGCATATGGATCTCTAATTAGAAATGAAAATCAAGTAGTAAATAGTAAAGGAGAAGTTTTTGGTAAAAAAAGTATGGTTAGAAGTATTGCAGCAAAAAGAGTTTTACATTTTAAAAGTGCAGATGATTGGTATGATTACAATTCTATGTTTGGTGGTAGAAATTTAAAAGAAGCTATCTTTGGTGGATTTCATGTTGCAGGTAAAAATATTGGAATGATGAGTAAACTTGGAAGCAATCCTCATAAAAATTATGCAAAGATAATGGATTTAGTTAAAAATAAATTACAAGATACTGGTAGAGAAACACAGGCTCAAGCAGTTGGAGCATTTTCTAAAGAACAAGGTGGTCATATGAAATTTATGGCAGAAGTAGATGGATCTGTAAATATGATTAATAGTTTTCCCGGAGCCAAATGGAGTGCAATATCTAGAGCAATCGCTTCTATGGCAAAACTAGGGGGTGCAACAATTTCTGCAATATCTGATCTTCATCTTTATGCAAAAGAAATGAAATGGCAAGGTAGATCTTATATAGGTGGTCTTGCAGAAGCTATGGGTAGACTTGGTAAACTTAAAAATTCAAAAGCTAAAAAAGAAATTGCTGAACAATTAGGTTTTATTAATGACAATATTATTTACGACTTAGCTGCAAGATATTCTGCAGGGGATAATTTAAATAGAGGTTTTTCTCAAGTACAAAGAACTTTTTTTAAACTTAATGGTCTTGCTTGGTGGACCAACTCATTAAAAGATGGTGCTATATTAGGTATGGGTCATTATGTAGCCAAACAAACTAAAACTTCTTATAAAAATTTAGATTTTCAGTTTAAAAGATTAATTTCACAATATGGTATTAATGAGAAAATATGGAACCATATTAGAAAAATGGATTTAGATGAAGCTGATGATGGAAAATTATTTTTTAATACACAAAAAATAGATAAATTATCAGATGATATTATCAAAGATATTGAAGGTAAAACTACAATGTCTGCAAGAGAGATTGAGGTATCTAGAGATTTTCTAAAAACAAAAGTATTAGGAATGTTTTTAGATAGAGCAACTTATGCCGTGCTAGAACCAGATGCTAGAACCAGAGGTTGGATGAAAATGGGTCAACAAGCAGGAACTTATCCCGGTGAAGCATTAAGATTTATGTCTCAATTTAAAGCGTTTCCATTTGCATTTTATCAAAAAATGATTGGTAGAGAAACTGCTATGTGGAAAGAAGGTAGAAAGTTTGATGCAATGTTAGGTATAGCACAGTTAGTTGGTGGATCTGCTTTATTTGGTTATATCGCTATGACAGTAAAAGATATATTAAAAGGTAAAACTCCTAGAACTGAATTAAATTTTAAAAACTTTTCTGCTGCTTTTTTACAAGGTGGTGGATTAGGTATTTATACTGATTTTTTATTTGGTAATATTCAAAACTCTACAAGTGCTTTAGCTACTATTGCCGGACCAGTACCTACAGAGGGTGTAAGATTATTATCTGCTTTAAATTATGCTATAAAAGGAGAAGGTGGTAAAGCAGGAAAACAAGCATATTATTCTTTTAAAGAAAACATTCCATTTTTAAATTTATTCTATATAAAGACAATATTCGATTATGCGATTGGTTATCAAATGATGGAAACCTTGTCTCCAGGTTCTTTAAGGCGTATGGAGAAAAGAATGCGTGAATCTGGTCAAGAATTTTTGTTTACAAAACCATCAACATTGTTTAAAGGTTTATAGAATATGACAATATCATCTACTACAGTAAAGAACTCTTACTCTGGAAATGGTACTCTAGATACCTTCAACTACACTTTCAAGATATTTGCAGACGCAGATATTCAAGTAATTATTAGGGATGCAACAGCAACTGAAACAGTTAAAACTTTAACTACTCATTACACAGTTACAGGTGCAGGAAATGCTAATGGTGGAACTATTGTATTTACATCTGGTAATATTCCAACTAATACAGAAACTGTAGTTATAAGAAGAGCATCACCACAAACACAAGCAATCGATTATATTGCTAACGATCCATTCCCTGCTGAAAGTCATGAAGAAGGATTAGATAGATCTATGATGGCTATTCAACAACTACAAGAAGAAATAAATAGATCAATTAAATTATCAAGAACAAACACAATGACATCTACAGAGTTTGCTGTTGGTGCAACTGAAAGAGCAGGAAAGATTTTTGGTTTTGATGACAATGGTGAATTAGTTGTATCACAAGAACTAGGAACTTTTAAAGGTAACTGGTCTGCAGGAACAACTTATGCTGCTAGAGATATAGTTAAAGATACATCAACAAATAATATTTTTTTAGCTAACACAGGTCATACATCTTCTGGTTCGCAACCATTAACAACTAACACAGATAGTGCTAAATGGGATTTATTAGTAGACGCAGCTAGTGCTACAACAAGTGCTACTAATGCAGCTAACTCAGCTACGGCTGCTGCTACAAGTGAGACTAATGCAGCAACAAGTGCAACAACTGCTACTACAAAAGCAAGTGAAGCAGCTACTTCAGCAACTAATGCTGCAAATAGTTTTGATAGTTTTGATGACAGATTCTTAGGAACTAAATCAAGCGATCCAACTTTAGACAATGATGGAGATGCTCTTGTTGAAGGTGCAATGTACTACAATTCAACAGACAACGATATTAGATTTTACAATGGTTCATCTTGGGATGCTCCTGCTACACAGGCTGCAACGAGTGCAACTGCTTCTGCAAGTTCTGCTACATCATCTGCAACTTCAGCTACTAACTCTGCAAACTCTGCTACAGCATCTGCTACATCAGCGACTAACGCAAGTAATTCTGCAAGTGCTGCTTCAACTTCAGAAACAAATGCTGCGTCAAGTGCAAGTGCTGCTTCAACATCTGCGTCAAACGCATCAACAAGTGAAACCAATGCTGCCACATCTGCTACTACAGCAACTACTCAAGCTACCAATGCTGCAACATCTGCTACTGCTGCACAGGCTGCTCAAACTGCTGCCGAACTAGCTGCTGATAATTTTGAAGATACATATTTAGGAGCAAAATCTATTGATCCTACAGTAGATAATGATGGTGATGCTTTAACTACTGGAGATTTATATTTCAATACAACATCAAATGTATTAAAAGTTTACAATGGTTCATCTTGGCAATTAGCTGCTGTAGATGCAACTGGTTTAGCAAGTAATGGATTTGCTATTGCAATGGCGATAGCTTTATAATAAGGAGTATACATGGCACAGAACTTTAGAAGATACACAAGCAACGATGTAGGAACATCTGCAGCAACTTTATTTACTGCTGATAGTTATGATACAGTAGTTGGTATATCAGTTTCAAATGTAACTGGTTCATCAGTTATAGCATCAGTTTATATCAATGATGGTTCAAACGATATTTATTTAATTAAAGATGCACCTATTCCTGCAGGTTCATCATTACAAGTTTTAGATGGTGGAGCAAAGTTTGTAGTTCAATCTGGTGATGCTTTAAAAGTAGTATCAGACACAGCTTCATCTTTAGATGTTTGGGTATCAACAGTAGATGCAATAAGTTCATAGGAGAATAAACTTGGCTTACATAGGAAATATTCCAGCTGAAAAATACAGTGCTTTTCAAAAGCAAGACTTTACTACAAGTGCGACTACATCTTACACATTGGATAATCCAGTTGCTAATGCAAATGAGTTAGCATTATTTATTAACTTTGTGAGACAAGAGCCTACAACTTCATATTCTGCAAGTGGTACTACATTAACACTAACAGAAGCTACATCATCATCTGATGATATGTACTGTGTGTATTTAGGTAAAGCTGTTCAAACTGTAACTCCAGCATCTGGTTCAGTTACAAATGACATGTTAGCAAGTGGTGTTAATACAATTGCAGAAGCAGATATGTGGAGATTGTCTGCAGATACTAATACTGGAACATCAGGAGATATAACTGCTAATTGGGAAAGAGTGGATAATTCAAGTTTTGGATATATTGGAACAGGATTAACTGAAAGTTCTGGTATATTTAGTTTTCCAAGAACAGGAATTTATCATATTTCAGGAAATTTTAGTTTAGCAGTTCAAGCTGGTGATACAGGAGTAAATATTGGAATGTTAGTTACTCAAGATAATTCAAGTTATTCTGATGTATGTAGACCAAACAATAATGCACCAAGTTCTTCATCAGATAAAGCAACAAGTATA